GGGAGGTCACCGTCGCCGTCTCGATCAAAGAGCCCCAACCGGGTATCGACCAGATGAGAGACCTGTCGTTACGGGTGATGCGAGTCGTCCAGGACGCGGGCGCGGTATGGGAGCAGGCGGGCGGCCCGCTCGCATCCACCCTCCCGAACACGCAGACGGTCATCACCCGCAACACGGTCCGTTTCAAGTACATCCCACCAACAGAGGAGTAGTCATATGACGTCCGGCCCCACCTTCATCCCCGGCTATCTGGGAACCGTCCTCCTGAACGCCGACGACATTTCGGCTATCGGGTCGGTGGTCTCCCTGTCGAAGACCCGGAACATCATGACCAAACCCACCTTCGGCAGCCCCTACGCTCACAGTCTCGGCGGACAGAAGCTCGGCTCCTTCTCAGCCAACGGACACGTCTCCGCCGAACAGGTCGGAGATCTCGACGCTGCCTTCAACTCGGACGCTCCCATCGCCTTCAGCCTCCAGATCGGCGATGCGGCCGGCCCCACCGACGGTGGCCTCTACACCGGGGAATGTGTCCTCTCCGATTTCACTATCGAAGCCAGCGCCGACGGGGAATGGGATTGGAGTATCGAAGCCCAAACATCCGGCGAGATCGTCTACACGGCGCCCACTCCTTGATGTGGCCTCCCAGATCCGCGTCGAAGGGCTCGACGATTTCCGCCGTGACCTCCGCCGGGTAGATCCCCGGCTCTCCAAAACCCTTCAGGTCGCCCACAAGAAAGTGGCGGCCAAGGCGGTACAACGGGTGAAGCCCGCGGTGGGCCGTCTCCCCTCCCCAGGCTCACGGCGGACCACAGGGGGGATCACACCGCGGGCCACCCAACGATCAGCGAAAGTTGCCTTCTCCCAGGCGAACCGTTCCAAACCACTCATGGCGTCGATTCTCGGTTCGGATTGGCATCCCGTCTTCGGCCGTTTCATACCCGCCGACCGGATGCGCCGCCGGCTCTGGCAACCCCACCTCGGCGCCAGCTGGTCATACGAACAGTTGTATGGGGCGGGCCGGGCCTTCGTCCAAGTCGCCGACGGTTTCGCCCTCGACGAATACGCCGACGCCATCATGGACGCAATGGCCGAAGCCTTCCCGGAAGGCGGATAGCTGATGCCTGACCGTCGCCGCAGCATCGAAGTCGACTTCCTCGTCGACGATTCCGAAAAGCGGAAGCTGAAAGGGATCGGCGATGAGGCTCAGGGGGCGGTCGGCAAGTTCGACACTCTGAAAGGGGCGGTCGGTGGGTTCCTCACTGTCGCTGCCGCCCAGCAGCTCGGCCAGTTCGCCATCGACGCCGCCCAAATGGCCGAGAAAGCCCAGATCGCCGCCGACAGCGCCGAGAAAGTGCTCGGCCCTGCTCTCGACGTCCTCCGTACCGACCTCGAGGAGGTCGCCGGGACGATGGGATTCAACTCGGGGGAGATCGACGGGCTCATCGCCCAATACGGGTTGCTCACCGACTCGCTTGGATTGACCGATGAGGCCCAGGCCGAATTCATCGGCTGGCTCATCGAAACCGGCGGGGAGCTCGCCGCCTACAAGGGAGACCTCGGCCTCTCCGAAGAAGCCGTCGCCGCCCTCGGAGCAACCCTGAGAGGGGAGTACGACTCGCTGGAACAGTTCGGCATCAAAGTCGGCGACGCTGCCATCGAAGAACGCAAACTGAAACTGGAAGCCGACCCGGCCAACGCGGCCCTCGACGACCAGCAGCTCGAACTGTTAGCCCTCCAACAGCTCATCACCGAAAAAGCCGCACCTGCCATCGGCAGCCTCGCCGAAGCCCAGGACGGGATGGCCGGAAAGACCAACGAGGCCAGGGTCCGTATCGAAAACCTGAAGATCGCCCTCGGCGACCATCTCCTCCCCGTCGCCGAAAGTATCCTCACCTGGGCGCTCGAAACCGCCGAAGCCTGGGAACGCCTCTCCGACCCGGGCACCTTCCAATCCACCCAGCTCGCCCAATGGCTCCGCGACTTCGACAATGCTCTCGGACCCATCGACGAGATCCTCGGCGACCTCCGAGACTCATGGCTCAGCTTCGAACAGACCGTCGAAGATGTCGCCGCCACCGTCGCCGGCAAAAACCGTGAATTCGGAGTCGGAGTCGGCGGTCGACCCTTCGGTGGAAACCAGAAGGGCGGAGGCCGACAACATGGCGGCCCGGTACACGCCGGGATCGCCTATCCGGTGGGGGAACGCGGACCCGAAATGTTCGTCCCCGGACAGAACGGCCGGATCGTCCCGCAGAATGGGGCCATGTACAACATCACCATCAACGCCGGTATGGGCTCAGATCCGAACGCCATTGCGAGGGCGGTCGTCCAAGCCTTACAACGGTATGAACGGGCCAACGGGGCGATACCAGTACGGACGTTGGGCCGGTAATGGCACTCCAAGCCATCTGGAACAACAACCGGATCGGCGACCCGGTCTACCTGGGTCTCACCCTGGGTGGTCTGGTCGAATTCGTATCGGCAGGCGACTTCCTCAAAGCCGACTATCCGGGCCTGCGCGCCATCCGGGTCAGCGGGGTGGTGACCCTGGCCACAGACCTGCCCGACACTTATCCGATCGACCCTTCTGGTGGTGGCGGGTCGGTCCGCAGTTTCTCAGAGACCGTCTACCTGACATCGTCGGGTGCTTTCACCAAGGCCTCTTACCCGGGATTGGCGGCGGTAAGGGTGAAATGTCAAGGTGGCGGTGGGGGAGGGGGCGGTGCTGGGACAACCAGCGCCGGCCAATCGGCAGCCGGGATGGGCGGTTCAGGAGGGGGATACGGAGAGGCGTTCATACTCGCCTCCGACCTCGACACGACTGAAGCGGTCACGGTAGGAGCTGGCGGTGCAGGCGGATCGGCGGGAGCCAATAGCGGCAGCAACGGCACCGATTCGGTATTCGACACTATTTCTAGTGAGGTCCGCGGCATGGGCGGTATCGGCGGCGGCGGCGGAACTGCATCCTCTACCGGGTTCCTCATGGCCGCAGGGCCTGCCGGCGGGACTGCAACCGGAGACATTGAACGAAGAGGCGGAGGCGGAGGCTGGCGTCTCTACGGATCCGGTACAGGCACCAAAGGCGGCGAAGGCGGCGATTCGGCTCTCAGCGATGGGGCCCTCCCTCGGATCGGCAATGGGGACGGATTCAACGGTTCGCCTTTCGGCGGCGGCGGCGGCGGCGGCGCCAACCTGGCGTCTAACGGAACACCCAAATCCGGCGGGACCGGCGGTGACGGCATAGTCATCGTCGACGTTTACACGACCGTCAACATCGGTAGTAGCAACGGCCTGGTCGAGCTCTGGTACTGACATGACCGTCCTCGTCCCCCCGCCCGGTCAGGTCCTCCACTGGTTGGGCGGGCCTGTTGACGTCCGGGTCGAAATCGACACTGGCCTCGAAGGCACAACCTTGGGGGATTGGGATGGCGCCCTTTGGGACACCGACCTTTGGGGGTTGGACGATCCTGGTTGGGCCGACCTCACCCCCTACGTTTTCAGTGTTTCCATTGACGGCGGTTCGAGAAGATGGGGGGAACGTTTCGACGCTCGCAGCGCCGTCGTCACCGTCGACGACACCACCGGCATCTTCACTCCCGAATCCGGGGTGGAACCGTGGCCGCTCCCTTTTCGCCCGGGTCGGACCCTACGCATCGTCGCCATTCCCGACGCCACGACAGGTACGAAGGTGGCTCTGTTTACCGGGGAGATCGATTCGACCGAAGACCGATATGACGATGCCGGTCATCACATCACCACCGACATCATCTGCAACGACTTCCTGGCCCGGATGGCCCGGGTCAACCCGCTGATGATGGCGACAGCCACCGGGGTCCAATCGACCGACGAACGGGTAGACGCCGCCCTCGACCGGATGGCTGTCCCGCCGACCACGAGAGACATCCAAACCGGCCTCCACACCATGCAAACCTCGTTCCTCGCCCAGACCGTTTTGGAGGAGTGTCAGCGGGCTGCTGATGCGGAAGGCGGCGCCTTCTACATCGCCCCCGACGGGGTGCCCACCTTCCGGGCCCGAGACTGGCTGATCACCGATCCCCGGTCGGTCAACATCCAAGGCTATCTCGGCTACACCAGTCTGCCCGTTCCCGGATCTGCCGCGGTGTGGGATACCGCCCTATGGGACACCGGCGTCTGGGAAGGGTTCGAAAGGAACGCTGCCCACATCCTCAGTGTCCAAACTTCCTGGGAGACGGCCCGGATCGTCAACCAGGTTGCTTTCGCCCGGGTCGGAAGTGAAGTACAGGAGGCCGAAGACGTCCCCTCCCAGGATGAGCATGGGATCCGCTCCTACCAGCGGACCGACCTCGAAAACAACACCGATACTGAAGTCGCCTTCCTCGCCGCCCGTCATGTGGCCGCCTTCAAAGACTCCCGGATGAGAGTCGAAGAGGTCACGATCGCCACCGTCGAAGACGAGGAAGGCGAAGACCGCCATCGTCTCCTCTACGACACGAAATTCGGGGATCGACTGTCCATCCTCATCCAATCAGCCTGGGGCTGGAGTGTGGAGAAGGAAGTCCATGTGATGGGGATCAGCCATCAGATCACCGCCGACGACTGGATCGCCACCTTCCAGTTAGACGACGCCCAAACCTACGAAGGGAGCATCTAATGCCCGAAATCGCCAATGTCGTCTCGGGAAACACGATCACCTCGAGCTGGGGGAATGCGATCCGGGACCGGACCGTCCAACGGTACGCCACCGCAGCCGCCCGCACGTCCGGGCATCCTTCCCCGGTAGAAGGCGACCTCTCCTACCTGCAGGATTCGAACACCCTCTGGTATTACAACGGGACCGCCTGGGTGCCGGTCGGCCTCCCCGAAGTAGCCAACGCAGTCGAACAGGATGCGGCCGTCCCCATATCGGGGATGACGACGGTCGCCACCGTCAACCTGACTATCCCCGCCCACTGGCTGTCATGGGCCTGTTACGCCACCGCCTCTTTTGTGGTCACCCCAATATCAGGATCGCCGGTCGCTACCTGTCTGATCGTTATCGACGGCACCATCACCCAGTCGATCCAAACATCAGCGTTGGATATGGCCGGTACCCCGATGGCATTGGTCGCTTACCGGACCGGGATCACCACTACCGGGGCCCGGGCTATCGGCCTTCGTATCACCGAATCGAGCGGGGATCTGGACCATGTCAAAGACATCAGCCTCTACGCCCGGGCCACCCAACTCACCTAGGAGAAGACCTAATGGCAGAAAAGAAAGCATCCAAACCCCGTCAAAAGGCGATCCTCACCCTCGAGGAGACCGCCGAACATCTGGGCGTCACGCCTGATGAGCTGATGCAGTCCCGGGGCCGGGGTATGGAACCCGGCCGGTCCGGCTTCAAGAAGGACGGGGTCCTCGTCTGGAACCGGAAAGACCTACCCGCCAAGGAATAGCGTCAAATTTCGCGACTTTGAACCCGTAAACTGGGGGTATGGACCGATGCCGCTGGTGCAAATCAGCCGACCTGGAACTGGTCGAATACGTGGAAACCTCCCTGTTCGGGGATACGGTCAGGGTGGTCATCGTCTACTGCGAAACCTGCGGGAGCGCGGAAACCGTCTCCTCGAGGATGCTTCCCGCCTCCGCTTGAGGATGACATGAACCGTCAGGTTCTCATCGATGTCCTCCTCGGCACGGTCCTCTTTGTTGCTCTCGCCATTGTCATCGGCACCGGGATACGTCTCGTCGACTGGCTGTCCGGCGGGCAGGGTGAGGACGTATGGCGGGCCGCCGTCTCTCTGATCGTCGGGGCTACCGCCGGCGCTTCAGCGTTCGTCGGACTGCGGAAACGGGGCAATGGTGGCGTCGACTAGCCAGATCCGCGCCTGGTGGGACTTCTACTGTTGCAACCCTGAACAGTTCCTCTATGTGGAACTACCCGGCCAGGGCCGGACCTGGAGTCTCCCGGTGGCCGCCGAATCGTATGGAGTGTGGAAGGCGGTCGCTGACATCATGCGGACCGAGCCCTACCTGTTCCGAGAGAGCGCGGGGGGCACCTACAACTGTCGGACCATATCCGGGTCGAACAACATGAGCCTCCACGCTTATGGGATCGCATTGGATCTCAACCCGTCGGCCAACCCGCAGAAGAGCCCACTCACTCATGACTATCCGGCCACGTTCATCACCCGGATGGAAGGGATCCGGGCTTCGGGGAAGCAGGCGCTCACCTGGGGAGGCCGTTGGACTTCGACGACACCGGATGCGATGCACTGGCAGATCGACGTTTCACCGAAAGACTGCGCCAACGTGGAATGGGATGGAGGAGATGGACAGATGAGCTGGAAGAAGCCGGGTGACCCGGTCGACGATCTCGCCGACGCCCGCGCCGTCAACGCCTACCAAGGCTGGACCTTCTGGAAAGAACGCGACTTCGACTACGACGAGAACGATCCGCAACAGCTCGACGAACGGTTCAAAGTGGTCACCAGCCGGATCGTCGACTGGATGATGCGCCAGTGACATGGAATCTCTGGGTGAGCTCGCCGTTGGGATCAGCATCGGCATCGGAGGGGCGGCCCTACTCGCCTACCTAACCCACTACATCATCACTCGAGCCCGGCCAGGCCGAGGCCGGCATCGCGCTATGCGCTAGCGACGACGATCAGGAAGAGAGCGGCGAGAAACCCGATGACCGTCCAGGCGGTCAACCCCCAGAAGACACCCCAGGCGATATCTGAGATCTTGTGGCGGGTACGGACGATCGGGGTCGGCTCGGGACCGATGTTGGGGATGCGCATCACCATGATGCTTCCTTTCGGTTGGTGCTTGTACTTGGATTATCGGTCCGGGCCGGTCCGGCTTTAGAAGACGGATTCGAGGAGAGCACGGTCGATGGCCACTTCGGGCCGGTCGATGTAGTAGGTGCGGGCCGTTTCGAGGTCGATGCCTAACAGTTCGGCGATGACATGGGGTGCCACGCCCTGTTCGGCGAGCCGGGTGGGGGCGTAGTGGCGTAGCTGGTAGGGGGCGATTCTCACTCCCGCCTTGTCGGCTTTGCGTTTGGTGACCGACTGGACATACCAGCGGTCGAATCCGAGCCCGTCTTTCGGCTTTCTGAATACGAGCTCTGACGCCCACAGGTCCGACTCCCAGAGGGATGCCATCCGCAACTGGCTGACCCACAGGTGTTGACGGTGGAGAGCTTCGACGAGGAGCGGCCGGATCGGGATCCGTCTGATCCCTTCATCCCCGTTTTTGGCGTCTGGGGTCCACATCCAATGGGATTGTCCGCGGGGTTTGCGGAGAGCTCCACGGACGATGACATACCCTCCCTCGAAGTCGATGTCGGACCATCGGAGCCCTGCTGTTTCCGATGGGCGGAGTGCACATTCGGCACAGGTCCTCCAGTAGGCGCCATTGCCGATCGGATCTGTCTGGGAGAGGAGCCTCTGGACATCTTCGGTGGTGGGGGCGTTGCGGCTTTTCGGTTTCGGAGTGTTCTCCGGCAGACGCGATTTGCGGGCCGGGTTCCATCCGCTTCCGGGTCGTTCCCCGGCGATCCGCCCGTCGTCGACCGCCCAGACGAAAGCAGCACTGGCCGCGGTCCTGATCTTTTTGATCTGGGAGTAGCCCCGGCCGGCGTCGATGGCAGCCCGGTAGACGACGACCAGTTCGGACGGTTTGATGTCATGTGCAGGTCGGGAACCCAGATATGGTTTCAGCCAATGTCTGATCGCCGTCCGATAGTTCATGGCGTTGTCCGCTCCCTTGTCGGGAAGGTCGAGCTCGTCCCACAGGTCGAGCATTTCCCCGAAGGTGAGTGGCCGGCCGTCGGGTTGGCCGGCGGCGATGTTGTCGGCTTTCGACTTCCAGTCGGCTTTCGCTTCGGCGAGAGTCGACCCGCGGCCTTTGTGGGTCATCCCTCCGCTCCGGTTCTGGTAGATGATCTTTCCGGTTCGGGGGTCGATGTAGACGGACCCTTCGCCGTTGCGGCGACGCTGCATGGTGCTTCTTCCTTTCAATCTGGGGGGCGTTCTGGGGGGCGTTTTCGCTCAGAAAGGCTTCTCTGGGGACTACCCGTCGGATCGGCAGGCTACATCGGGGGATATCGGAAACGTCAACTATCACCTGTTTTTTTTCGCACTCTGGCCGGATCGTCCAACCTATCCCAACCCCCCCCATCGGAGGCCGGAGAGTGACCCAGGACCACGACAGCTTTCCGGTGTTCTCCCAGGTCAGAGCACTCGAGGTGGAAAGTGGGGGGCGTTTCCGGGGGCGGTTTTTCGCGC